ACAGCAACCTTAAACAACACATCCGTAGCATCACACACATACGCTTTAATATCTGAAGCGGCGGTGCTAGCTGGGTAGTATTGCCTAAAAGTAACTTGTGAGGTACTAGGATCGGTGTAAGTAACACCCATAAAGACTCCGATAGGAGTCATGGCAGCATCAAACGTGTCGCGTTCAACGGTGCCACCAGTTACTAACTTAACAGCGTCCCCATAGAAAATGTTCGTCGCATAACCGCTGGCTATACTGTACTGACGAACTGTACCTACGTATGGAACACCACTAAGTAGCTTTACCGGCTTCAGCCCATAAGGGGCGTCAACTGTTGGATAAGCCATGTTAACCTCTTAACAATAATTTAAGTTCCTTTACCAAAATTGGTAACTTTTGTGCTGCGCTCGTTGAACAAAGGCATACGAGGATCGTTTTCGCGCATAAGGTTGTTGTCTACAGAATGCATCTGCGATCTAGTTTGGTTTTCGTAATAACCATTACGCTCTTTGACCAGTTCTTCTGGAGCCTTACAAAGCAGTAGCCCACCCTGAGTTATATTGCCTTCAAACCTTTCGTGCCTGTCAGACAATAATTCTGGATAGTCTTCGGCCTTAACTGGCTCCCAACCTTCACGTAGTTTTGAGGAAACATTGCTGGCGTCTGTTACTCCAAGAGTAGAAATACGAACCCAACGTGGAACATAGCCATCTCCTACATCAACAGCAGGCAAAACATCTGGTTTTACCCAATGTTTCTTACGAGACTTAGTTTCACGAGTTTCGTTGTCTCTTTTAATTCTGTTTTCAGCCATTATTAATTTCCTCTTTCTAATGCAGCCAGCTGTTTGGCGTATTCTTGGGGAGTTATACCAAGACGTTTAGATAAAGCTACTTGTGACGGCGATAGAAAAACTTTCTTTGGTTTAGTGCTCCGCGTAGCGGGGGCCACCACATTTGAACTTCGCTTTACTGTTTGCTTAGATACTTCCTCCTCAAATTGATCTGGAAACACTTGTCGCATACGAGCGTCAATATGCTCGTAGTATTCGTTACTTCGGGGATCTACCCCCTTATTCACTAACTTTTTGTGGACGCCTAAAGCAAAACTTGTCATTTCTTCATCTTGGTCAAACCAAGAATTATTTGCTTTCCATTCTTCTGCTCTAGTGTCGCGATATACCTCTTGGGTATTCGTTGATTCAATGTCTTGTACAGGAGTTTCTTCCTCCTGTAAAGCAGGCACCTGGAAGTTATTTAGGCGTTCTGACTTTAACTTAGCGGAAGTTAGGCTTTCCTGTGCTTCAACAACCGCTTCAGAATTACCTTCTTCATAAGCAATCTTGTATGCCTGTTTTGCAGACTGTACTTCAGAACTAGCATTTTTCTTGGCTTGTTCAAGTAACGCTTGTTGATTTTTAGTTACGTTACCCTTTAGCTCTTTGTTTTCGTCAACAAGTCTTTGGGCTAGCCGCTCTAACTCTTGTCGCTCACGCTCGGCTGCTTCTTTAGCACGTCGTTCATCGTGGTAGCTTCTACTAAAATGTTTTAAGCGGTTTTGGACTTTTTTAGAGTAGGCGTCTAACTCTTCATCTGTAACGTCATTTGGTGGAGGAATAGGCTTACGGTCTCTATCAGCTTTTGGAGTGTCATCGACAATCTCAATGTCAAACTCCTCTTCTGCTTCAGCCTCAACTTCAACTTCAGCCTCTACTTCTTTGTAGTCTTCGGCTGTCTTTTTACCAGATAAATCAATCTCCATTGCACCGGAGTCTTCAATTTCTATTGCAGTGCCCTCTTGTTCCTCTTCTGGGAACTCAAACTCTACTTTTTGAAACGGCATAACTTACTCCTTATACTCGTGATACGCCACGAGGATCTGCTACAACGGCTTCGATAGAATCATCGTTCATTAAACGATACTCCTTACCGGCTATAGAAAACCTAGTGCCCGTATTAGCACGGAACATTACATAGTCACCTTGCTTACACCAAGGGCCGGTAGGAAATCGTTCGGCATCGCCATAGGCTTGGTTACCCATATCCACTACAAGCCCAATAATAGACATGACATGTTCTTGGTTTCTTTGCGTATCTGTCTTCAGTAAGTTAGTACCATCAAAGGTCTCTTCTACTTGTGGTAATGCAATCAATATCCTATACCCTACAGGCACAGGTAATTGTGCTTCTACCTCTTCTTCTGAGATTATTGCTTCTGCAATATCAGTCATCTCCATACTCCAAATTGCGCGAGAGGTCTTCTACATAGCCCAGACAGGTTTCGAGACCCCGAATTAAACCTGTGGTTTCCTTATACATAGAGAAGTCTTTAGCTCCTCCACTGCTCAGAAATTGTAGTGCAGAGTCTTTGTCAGACTCGATTTTTTCTTTTAGCACGTCAAAGACGGTTTTAGCCATTATTGGCCTCTGTTGTTAGAATCCTTCATCGCTTTTAGCAAATCTACATCTGCTTTTGCGTTGTTCTTGCGGCGTTCAGCAGCCATTTTAACGCCGTCTTTCTTAGCTTCTAGCATCAACTCTTGTTCTTTAAGAGCTAGCTCGGCCTGATCTATTTGCGCGTCTTGCATCTGGTCACGAGCTTTCAACTCCAACTCTGCTTGTTTGACCTGCGCGTCCATCTGGTCTTTAGCTGCCTTACGCTGCACTTCTTGCTGCTTGATCTGTAGCTCGGCTTGTTGCATCTGAATAACAGGGTCTTGAGCTTTCTGCTGTGCTTGTTGCTGTGCAGCTTGTTGTTGGTGTTGTTGAGTAAGCTGTTTGCCTGCATCTGCTACCAGCCTTGCCAAGTTCACTTCCACCTGCTCTGGCAACTGCTCGCCGGGAGGTGGTAGCGGTGCACCTAGTTTCTCTTCTACCTGCTTGCGGTAACGGAAACCAAGATGTTCTGCAATGTGCGCCTGTAGCGCAGCCATGATTGGCTTTGCTTGTGGGTTTTGCCCAATGGATTGCATAATCATCGGGTCTTGCATAAACGCCATATGCGTAGCTATATGAGCGTCGTGGTCTTGGTATATAAACGCTTTCATCGGCTTGCCAACAAGCGCGTTCATATTTTCGCTGACCGGATCGGTCGGTTTTGCGTCGTCCTCTGTAGGAACAAGTTTATCTGCGTTCTTAACACCCAACACTTCAATCATCTGGCGATGTAACTGTGGTAGGTCGTATATCTGAGGCGCAGACTGTGACATCTGTAACACCGCCTGATACTGAACTACACGTTGAGCCATCGTGGAACTGTTTGGGTCACTGACGGGAATCACATCCACCATCATATAATCTGCTACACGAGCAGATACCGCACCTCGGTACGGCTGGTAATCGTACTGCTCCGGTGCATTCTCGGCCATGATCGTCTTGAGCATCTTAAACTCTTGCTTCATGGCGTAGTGAACACGCGCCTGTACCGCTGCCATTGGCTTCAAGGTACGCTCTAAGAGCGCCAGAGTAGTGCCCACAGGAGCGTTTGCTGACATGTCCGAAATGTTCATGTCGCTGATAGCACCCAGCCTACGGCCTTCTGTGGTTATCTGGTTGAGTAAAGCTAGTAGGGTCTGGCTTGGTTCCTTATAGGGAAGCGGCATAATGTTGTCGCGGATGCTACCTGACGGCACATCTACATCCTTGAACTCTCCCGGTTCTATGGGAGTATCATCACCCTTAATACGTAACCCGCGAGACTTAAGACCTCCGGGCAGGTTAGACAGCGTACCGGCATCCACAAGCTGCCGTATAATAGAAGTACCTGCTTTAGCGTACCCACCTATTATATGAATCAGCCCTAGACCATAGAACCCAAATCCGGGCACGTATACATAGTGTACGAAGTGTTGACGCTTTAGCATTAACTCATCTTCTTCACTCCAGTTACGACGAATACCCAAAACTTTGTTGTTGCCACGCTCTAGTGTCACGACGTAAGGCTTCGCTATCTGATTTTCTTCATCACCATCTTCTTCGTCCACACCATCTATAATTAGGTCAGCGTGTATCTCATATAGTGTAAAGCGGTCATCGTCAGTAAGTGAGTAGCCACCCTCTTCAGCCTTACGCTCTTCTATATCTGTGTGGTACGGCGTTGGCTCACCTAAATCTACGTCCTTATAAAATCCTACGGACTGTAGCTTTTTTAATTCGTTCTTAGTCTTACGCATAATGTGCGTAACACGTTCTGCGCTTTCTACATGCGATGCGCCGTATGGCACCACTACATCTTCTGCTGGTATGTATACAGCCGTTTGACGGCCTATGTTCGGATCAAAATACACCTTCTTAAACGCGCTACCAGCCAAGCCAAGGCTGTATAACAGACGTTCATGTTCGGGTCTGTACTCCACCATGCGCTCGGTAAGCTCGTAATTCATATCAGCTTTTACGCGCTGTGCAGCTTCTTCCTTGTCCTTAGTTTCTTCTCCAAGGACTTTTACCTTTACAGGGCCAGCGGCGGGGAACGTCTCGGACATAGTTTCTGCTTGAAAGCGTATAGCCGCTTCAGCGAGGACTGTAGAGTACACACCACACGCGCCTTCCCACGGCTCAGTGCGCTCTTCATATTTGAAGCCCAGCACATCAAGACCTTTGACAAAACTGTCCGCCCAATCTTTGCGGCTCGCTATATCTGAATCGACAAACCCAACAAGTTCTTCAGCTAAAGCAATAAGGTCGCTATCCTCCATCGCATCTGCGATGTTATCCCCGAAGTCAATAATATCTGTCTCATCACCGCCGGGGATCAATGTGATCTCCATACTGCCATCATCCAGCGTCACTGCGTCTGGGTTAACAATCTCAATCTCAAGCGCACTTTCTTCTACAGCTTCTGTTTCGATGCCTTCGGGGGCAGCGTACAAACCTTTTTCTATAGCCATGATACGTCTCTAGTAGTAGCCGCTTCCGCGCCTCTTAAAATACCGTTGTTCTTCAGGCTCATCCGTAGGTAATCTAATAAACCCACCTTGTCTGAATCTCATCAATGCCATAACCGTTGAGTCAACTAAGTCATCATGGCTCATAAACGGAAATCCAGCAATCTCCTCTATAACCTCTTCTGCCCACCGTGTAGGTGGAACCCACACCAGACCAGACGCTACAATATCAGATACTGAGTTCAAGCGAGCTAGCTTATCACCTGACCCTCTATGAGGGGTATACTCTGACACAGGCAACCCCATACGTCTCATTTCTTGGTACAGCGCGGTGCCCGATGACTTCTTCTCCACTATAAACGCATCTGGCTCCCACTCAGCATACTCCTCCATCGCCATCTCTTTTAGCTCTGGAAACTCCATCCTCTGCTTTATGCTGTTCAGCAGAATGATGTTGTACGCCTCAGTCTCTTCATACAGGAACACACCCCACGTAGTAAGTGCGGTGAAATCGGCGCGGTTATGTTTTTCTGCTGCCGCATCCAGTGACATAATTATGTATTCACACTGCGGTGGGTTTTCTGCTTCCCACATCTGCCACCACTCGCGTTTGACCAACGCGGCTTCTTCTGCCGTAGGTGTTTGCTGGTACTGCGCGTTCCACTGAAATGTCGGCATAGATGCCTTGGTACGAAGAAGCGCCTCAAGATCAAAGAACTCAGGCCACAATGGTTTTTCTACAATCTCATCTGTTTCTTCGTCTTCTACTTCTAATATGGCGGGAAATTCAACCACTTCGTACTCATCTGCCCGCTCATTCTGTGCCATGTCGCGTGTAACACGCCCAGTAAGGTCATCCATGTGCCATCTTGTCTGTATTATTGCAACACGGCCTCCCGGCATCAGACGAGTACGCGCTCCGAAGGTAAACCACTCGTAGGCTTTCTCAAATACAGAGAAGTTGCCGTTGATTACGTCCTGTTCTGAGTGCGGATCGTCCACCAACAGCAAATCTGCGCCACGGCCAGCCAGTGCAGAGCCAATACCATAGGCGTAATACTCACCACCCGTGTTTGTATTCCATCTACCGGCTGATTTTGAGTCACTTGCAAGCTGTACAGTGGAGAAAATAGCCTGATATGCCTCTGTAGAGATTAAATTCCGCACTTTTCGACCAAAATCCACCGCTAAATCAGTGGTATGAGACACCATCATCACCTTTTTGCCCGGATTTCGCCCCAAAAACCACGCTGGAAAGAAGATAGACACGAGTTGAGACTTACCGTGGCGTGGTGGGATGTTTACACAGATGCGATCTTTGTCTCCCTGCTCAATTGACATAAGCAAATCGGCCAAAATGCGGTGGTGTTTGCCAACAATGTAGTCTGGCTGCATCCTTTTGCAAAATTCTATGAGGTCATCAAAGGCTTCTTGGTTTGCTTTGCGTACAGCTAACTCATCGACGATGCGATTTATCTCCACAACCTCTTTATCTGAGAAAGAGTCTAGGTTATCCAGCATGTGCTGAACTTCTTCCTCAGTAAAATCGGGAACGGCCTCAGACATCTTTGTACTCTGCGTCCTCTACCACGTCCTCATCAGGGTTCACTAACTTCTCTAACTTACTACGTAACTTGTTACGTAGATCTTCCGTAGACTGATGTGTAACAGTGACCTCTGACTTCTCTGCAAACAGCCCTACGTCTGAGATCTTACCTAGAAGCTCCAACGCACGAATGCGTATACGTGGGTCAGCGTTTTCCGACTCCAGCAAAAGTTTGTTTGTGACTAGGTGTCGGATCTCAACGGCACTTTCTGCAACAGCGTGACCAAACTCTTGGAGTATGTTGCTTGTAAGTACGAGCGAGGCAGGTGTAAGCGCCGCTGTCTTCCGCGTGCTAGCGATTTTAGAAGTTTTT